CATTCATTAGTGCCTACGGCGAGACTGCTCAAACCCTGACTGAACTGAGCCCGAAAGGTACGAAGGTTCAGGCTGGTGGTGCTGCCTGGCCTGCCTGATCATGAAAGGTAAAGGTGGTAAGGGTGGTGGCGGCAAGAAAGGCTGCTGATGAAACCCGGTCTCTACGCCAACATCCACGCTAAACGTCTTCGCATCAAGAATGGTTCTGGTGAGAAGATGAGAAAGCCTGGATCGAGTGGTGCGCCGACTGCGGCACAATTTAAGAAGGCAGCAAAGACTGCGAAGAAGTAAGCAACGTACGTTCATCCTTCGGGACGCATACCGCCTGATCATGGAACGGGGGTCAGGTACTTCAATCCAGAACAATGACTCAAGTCGAGACGGATGCCCGTGTCCGGGAGCAGAAAGCTGCTGACAAGGAGCAGAAGCTGAAGTATCGCGGCGTTGCTTACACATCTAAAACTAAATAGCTAAATAGAGCAGGGCACCTCAGAGTCGGACCCTGCTCTTATTGACTATTGGCCTTCTACGGAAGACAACCTTTAGTCATGACAGTCGGAGAGACGACACGACAACAACCTTTAATGAACACATGTTTACTCATGTGATTCTCTAAGCGCTTAGAGAGAACGAACACAAACTTCTCTCTTTACTATTGTGGCTAACACTACCGTAACTTCTATTGGTCGCGTAAATAATACGTCGGCCACTCCTCTTGCTCTTGGTACTGCTTACGATACCAAGTATGCAACTTATCTGAAACTGTTCTCGGGCGAAATGTTCAAGGCGTATGAAAGCGCCACTATCGCCAAAGGCACTGTGCAAAGCCGTACCCTGAAGAATGGTAAGGCGATGCAGTTCATTTTCACGGGCCGTATGGAGGCTTCGTACCACGAACCCGGTACTCCGATCCTGGGTTCTGGTGATCCCCCGGTGGCTGAGAAGACCATCGTCTGTGACGACCTTCTCGTAAGTTCTGCCTTTGTGTACGATCTCGATGAGACCCTGGCTCACTACAGCCTGCGTTCTGAGATCGCCGCTAAGATCGGCCACGCTCTGGCTGAGGCTTACGACAAGAAGATCTTCCGTCAGATCGCTAAGGCTGCTCGTGAAGCTCACCCGATCACTGCTGCTCCTGGCCCTGAGCCCGGCGGTAGCATCATCCAACTGGGTGTGCAGAAAGAGTACGACGCTCAAGCTCTGGTGGATGCCTTCTTTGAAGCTGCTTCCATCATGGATGAGAAGAACCTGCCCAAGCAGGGTCGTATGGCTGTGCTGTCCCCTCGTCAGTACTACGCACTGGTGAGCCAAGTTGACAGCAACATCCTGAACCGTGACTTCGGCAACAACTCCGGTAGCCTGCAGTCCGGCGAAGGTCTCTATGAGATCGCTGGTATCCCCATCAAGCGCTCCAACAATCTGCCCTTCCTGGCCGGTACTGTTGCCGCTGTGAACGGTGAGAACAACGATTACTCCGGTAACTTCAGCACCCACTGCGGTCTGATCTACCACAAAGATGCTGCTGGTGTCGTTGAGGCCATTGGTCCTCAAGTGCAGACCACTGGTTCTGACGTTCGCACCATGTATCAAGGTGACATCATTGTTGGTCGTCTTGCCATGGGTTGCGGCACCCTGAACCCTGCCTGCGCTATCGAGCTGCAGTCTGCACGTACTTGATAACTAGAGGTACTACCGATGGCTGCTCAAGCTTTTGACGGCGTTGGAGTTACCACTAGTTCGACGTTCTACCCTCGCCCTCCGATTGAACCCGGACGTGAGGGTGGGACTGTTGCAACTGTAACTCGACTCACTGCTGGTACTGGCCAAGTTGCTGGTACTAAAGCTACTACTGCCGATAATGGAAATGGTAGTGGCTGCACTATTACCACTACTGTGACTGATGGTGCTGTCACTGGACAGACCGTTGCAGTTGGTGGTGATGGTTATCGTATTGGTGACGTGTTGAGCGTTGCTGGTACGACTAGTGCAACGTTCCGCGTTGATACTGTTAACTATACCAACTGAGGTAAAACATCATGGCTGCTTCTGTAGCTGCTGGCAACAACGGTGCTTGCACCACTGATGCCGTTCGTATTTCTGTAGCCAAGACTCGTTTTGGTTATGGCTCTGCTGTCGCTGACTCTGCTGTGGCTTCGACCACCAAGGGTCTGCGTACTGCTTATCCTGGCGTTGAGTGCAACATCGCTAACGTCTGATTTATTGGGGGAGTCCTAAGTGGCTCCCCTCTTTTTTATCCATCGCATACAACATTTCTGTTATGCCGTTCCCTACCACTAACGCTCAGACTGAGCTTCAAGCTGTTAATGAAATTCTGGCGTCAGTTGGTCAGGCGCCTGTAACCACCCTTGATCAAACCAACCCGGACGTTGCGATTGCGTACGACACCCTTCAACAGGTGTCACGGGAGGTTCAGGCAGAAGGATGGACCTTTAACCGGGAGTATGAATACCCGTTCACTCCCGACAACAACAACCAGATTCTCATCCCCAACAACGTGCTTCAACTCGATCTAACTCCTAGCTACAGGGATCGGGATGTTGTACGTCGAAGTGGAAAGCTGTATGACCGTACTGCTCACTCGTACACCTTTACTGAACAGGTGTTGTGTGATGTGGTGTGGTTATTTGATTGGGTCGATCTTCCGACACCCATCAAAGACTACATCGTTGCACGAGCTGCCAGTATCACATCATCACGGATTGTGGGTGACAGTACTCAATACCAGATGCTGCAACAGAAAGAAGCATACACCCGTGCAATGGCTCTTGAGTATGAATGCAACCAAGGAGACTACACCTTCTTTGGTCATCCTCGTGGAGCCAACTACTACAACAGCTATGAACCCTATAAGGCATTGTATCGCTGATGGCAAGTGTAACTCAACTAATACCTAACTTTCTTGGTGGTGTATCCAAGCAGCCAGACGACAAGAAGCTTCCAGGGCAGGTTGTAGAAGCAATCAATGCTTACGCAGATCCTACCTATGGGTTGTCAAAGCGGCCTGGCACCAAGTGGTTAGGCAACCTTTCGTCTACCACGAATGAATTCCAGAATGGTAAGTGGTTCTACATCAACCGAGATGATACTGAGAAGTACATCGGTGTGATTTATGGGACCAGCATCAAGATCTGGAATGTCAACAACCCAGCAGCGACTGTCACTGTAACCAATACTGGAAGCAGCTATCTGACCTACGGTAGCTCAAATGCCAAGAATAGTCTTCAGGTACTAACTGTTCAAGATACAACGATTGTCGCTAATAACCAAGTCACTGTTACAACCCAAGCAGCACCAAGCTTCACTGCAAAATCAAAGGCAACCATCCGTCTTTATAGTGCAGAGTACGGCGCCGAGTATTACGTCAAGGTAGGTTCTGCTGCAGCTTATAGCTTCACCACCAAGAACACAGAAGACCCTGCCAACACCAATACAACGACGAACAAGGTCTTGAATGCAACTGACATTCTGGACCAGATCTTTACGAACATCTCCCTTCCTGCTGGTGTTACGAAGACTAAATGCAAAGGCAGTATCGAACTCTCTGGTTCTTCTGTTTTCACTATTGAAGCTCGTGGTGGTATCAGCGGTGAAGAGCTGAGAGCATTTCAAGATGAAGCCAACAACTTCTCTGAACTGCCTGCTGAAAGCGTTCAGGGTCGAGTGATCAAGATCAACAATACTGTTGCAAAGGAGGACTCCTACTACGCAACCTTTATCGCAGAGAACGGTGTCTCTGGTAAAGGTAGCTGGCAGGAGACCGTAGCACCGAACGTATCTAAGGGTTTGACTGCATCCACCATGCCGCATGAGCTGGTGAACACTGCACTAAACACCTTTGAGTTCAGACCCATCACATGGGAAGAACGTCTTGTTGGTGATGACGATACCAACGAACACCCAAGTTTTGTTGGTAAAAAGATACAGCAGGTGTTCTTCCACAACAACCGCCTTGGCTTCTTGACTGGTGACAATGTTTCAATGAGTCAAAGTGGTGAGTTTTATAACTTCTACCATGTCTCTGCTCTTACCCAAGCTGACAACGATCCTATTGACATCAGTTGCTCCAGCTTGAGACCTGCTGTTCTTCACTCAGTACTACCTGCTGCTCAGGGTTTGGTGATGTTCAGTAAGAGTCAGCAGTTCTTGATGTATTCAGATGACGGTATTCTTACTCCTAAGTCTTCAGTTATCAGGACCATCTCCAACTACGAAAATGAAGAGCTGATCCCTCCAGTAGACGTTGGTACGAACATGGTATTCCTGAGTAAGTCTCCAGGTTATACCCGTATCTACGCAATGGCTACTCGTGGTCAGCAAGAAAATCCTGATGTGTTGGACATTGGTCGTGTGGTTTCTGAATGGGTTCCTGATTCTGTAGCTGATCTCATTGCATCTCCTCAGAACTCATTCTTTGCGATGTATGGTCCATCTTCACAATACGTGTATTTCTTCAGGACTTATACCGTTGGTGAAGAGACAGCAATGCAGACATGGTTCAACTGGAAGATGCAGGGGGATGTTCAGTTCTTTACTGTCGATAGTGATGACACGTACATTGTCACGTACCAGTCTGGTCAGTACACACTCTGCAAAGCGAACCTCACTCAGACCCCTGATGATGCCATTCTGAGAGCCGATAGCGGTCAGGTGGTGCAACTATGCCTAGATCAGTATGCAACGCCTTCTAGCGTCTCCTACAACGCTACTACGAAGGTTAACCGTTGCTACCTACGGTATAAAGACATTACTGGGTTGAGCCCTGCAGTCATCATTGCTGACCCAACAAACACTGGTGAGTCTGGCTTCACTGTGACGCCTACTCGTAGCAGTGATTTAACTGGTCCTTACTTTGAGTTTGTTGGTGACGATTACTCAGCACAAGCAAGTAAGGTCTACCTTGGATTCAAGTATGACTTCGACATCCAACTCCCAACGATCTACTACCAGATTGGGGAGAACAGATCTGATTACACAGCAAATCTGACTGTTGCTCGGGTTAAGTTCTCAGTTGGTCTTTCCAGTAATGTTGGCTTCAAGCTGAAAGCAAAGGGTCAATCGGAATGGTAT